GTGGAATTATTGGATTAGACTATACATCTGTCTTAGAAATGATTAAACTATATGGTATAGAAGATTCTGTAGTTATGGTTGAGAACATACAAATTATTGAATCTGCTGCATTACAAGCAATGAATAAGGAATAATATGGCAAAGTTTGATTTAGTAGTAGCAGCAAAAACTGTAGGTGCAGGTTCTATAAAAAGATTAGGTAACTCTATGCAAGGAGTTACAGGTAGGGTTAAAAATTTAAGACTCGCAATGGGTGGTCTTAATAAAACATTTGGTGCATTTGGTTTAATAATTTCAGGTGGTGCTTTTGTAGGACTTGTAAAAGGTGCAATTGATAGTGCTGACAGTTTTGGAAAATTATCAGATCAAACAGGTATTGCTGCAAACAGCTTACAAGCATATACAAATGCAGGTAAATTAGCTGGTGTAGGTCAGGAAACTATTGATAAAGGACTTAGAAGGCTTGCACAATCTATGAGAGAAGCAGATCAGGGTGTTGCAACATATAGTGACAGCTATAAAGCACTTGGTATATCTGTAAGAGACAGTGACGGTAATTTAAAAAGCAGTGAAACAGTTTTAGGTGAAATAGCAGATAGGTTTGCCGATTTACCAGATGGCGCAACAAAAGCAGCTATATCTATGGAAATTTTTGGTAGATCAGGTGCAAGTTTAATAAATTTATTAAATGGTGGCAGTGCAGCTTTATCTGAATTTAACTATGCAGTATCAGATGAGTTTGCACAAAATGCAGAATTTTTTAATGACCAGATAGCAGTTTTAGCTATTAGGTTTGATGGTTTTAGAAAACAACTTACAGATGCTTTACTACCTACACTAAATAATTTAATAGGTGTATTTAGTGATTTGTTTAGTTCACAGCAAGATTTTACAATGTTGTTTGATGCTATTGGTATATCTATAAAAACTGTAAGTGCTGCTATATTTACAACCATTGCTGGTTTTAAGTTTTTAGGTCGTGTTGTTACTGATATTTTAAAAATAATAAATGAAGCAAGAAAGGGTAATTTTAAAGGAGCAATAGGGATCGGGAAAGAAGGTTTAGCAGATACAAAAGAACAATTTAAAGAAGATATGAAGGTATTTAATGATATTTTTACTGGAACAGAAAATGCACCTGCAACATATTTTAGAGAAGGCACAAAAAGTGTGCAGGAGTTTTCAGAAGAGATTACAAAGTCATTTAGTGGTCAAATGCAATCTAAATTAAAAACATTTAACGATAGTATAAAAACCTTACAAGAATCTATGGCAGATGTTGTTGTAAAGGGAATAAAAGGTATGGAAGATGCACTTGTAAGTTTTGTAATGACAGGTAAATTAAATTTTAAAAACTTAGCAAATTCTATAATTTCTGATATGGCACGTATTGCTATACAAGAAACAATAACGAAACCATTTACTAATTTTATTACTGGATTATTTACTAAAAATGCAAATGGTAATGCTTTTGTAGATGGTAAGGTACAAAAATATGCTTATGGTGGTGTAGTTAACAGACCAACCTTTTTCCCTATGGCAAATGGTGGCGTGGGTCTTATGGGTGAAGCAGGTTATCCAGAAGCTATTTTGCCACTAAAAAGAGGTAGTAATGGTAAGTTAGGGGTACAATCTACAGGTGGTGGTACAACAAACATAGTTATAAATGTAGACACTTCTACTACTTCTGTTAATAGCAATACAAACCAAGCAAACGAATTCGGTGAGCAGTTAGCAGCAGCAGTTCAAGCTGTAATAATTAATGAAAAAAGAGTTGGAGGTTTATTAGCATAATGGCTAATTTTAATACTGAAGTAGGTTTAAGTCCTAAATATGGTTTAGCTATTGAAAACAATCCAAAAATAACTACTATAACTTTTGGTGATGGGTATGAACAACGCTTAACTGAAGGATTAAATCAAAATCCTAGAAAATTACCATTAATTTTTGAAAATATAACTGAATCTGAAAGTGATACATTAATAAGTTTTTTAAATTCAAGAGTAACAAATGCAGATAGTTTTGTATTTACACCACCAAATGATGTTGTAGGTAACTTTGTTATTGATTCTAAATACAAAAAAACAATAAATTACCCTAACCGTGCAACTGTTTCCGTAACTTTTAGAGAAGTATTTGAACCGTAATGGCAATTCCTTTTGCTGAATTAAATAAAATTAATCCAAGTTCTATAATTGAACTTTTTGAATTGGAGCTTATTGTTGGAACGCATATCACTACAGGTAATCCACTAGGCTTACCTACTGTTTATAGATTTCATGCTGGTGCAAATTTAAATAATTTTGGCGAAATAGTTTATAGGCAAAATAGTTATCAACGTGTGCCTGTAAAAGCTGAAGGGTTTGAAAAAACAGGTTCTGGAGTTATCCCAAGGCCGACTTTAACATTTTCAAACCTAGGTGGTATTGTTCAAGACACAGACACTCAACAAATTATAACCATGAGTGATTTTTTAATTGGCGTTAACAAAGTTACACCTAATAATGATTTAATTGATGCAAAATTTACTAGAAAACTACCTTTAGCTTCTTCTTTAGATGACCAAAATTTTATTACTGGTACAAATCCATTTAATACAGCTGACACAAGTGAAGGTTTAGATGACAGATTAAGAGATGAAATTTTTACAATTGATAGAAAAGCAATAGAAAACAGACAAATTATACAGTTTGAGCTTGCTGCAGCACACGATTTAGAAAATAAATTAATACCGCAGAGAGTAGTCACAAGAGATATATTTCCAGCCGTAGGTAGGTTTGTTTAATGACTGAATATAATTGGGCCACAGACGCTTTTAACCATGCTCAAGAAGCATATCCAGAAGAATGTTGCGGATTAATCATTGATGTTGATGGTATCGAAACGTATTGGAAATGTAAAAATATATCAGGAGCTTATAAAACACAATCATTTGTTATAGATCCTATAGACTATGCCGATGGTGAAGATCAAGGAGAAGTTCTTGGTATCGTACATAGTCACCCTGATGGTGAGTTAGCTTTTAGTCATACTGATAGAATGGCTTGTAAGTATTTAGATTTACCTTTTTATCTTGTGGAAGCTAAATCAGGGTCTATTATTGTTGTATATCCATCTGAAATAAATGATTAAAGTTACTGTTTATGGCAGATTAAGAAAATTTCTTGGACAATCATCTTTTGAAGTTAGTGCTAAAAGTCCAAAAGAAGTTTTTAGTTTTTTAATGGTTAATTTTGAAGGGATCCAAGAACATATGAAAACTCAAGAATATTGTGTAATGGCGGGAAATATAAGAATTACTGAAGATTTAATAGATATACAAACCAGTAGTAACATAAAGATAATTCCTGTCGTTCATGGTGAAATTATTAAATTTATTGTTGGAGGTGCACTTGCACTTACAGGAGTAGGTTCACTTAGTTTTCTTGGAGGGTTGACGATAGGTTCTGCTGCTGTAGCAGCGATCAATGCTGTAGGTGTATCAATGTTATTACAAGGTGTTAGTGAATTATTAGCACCAGAACCAGTAATGCCGAACTTTAATAGAGAACAAGATCCTCAAGATCAAAGTTTTATTATGACGGGCCTTGTAAATAATACAAAACAAGGAGTCCCGATTAATTTAGTTTATGGAGAAATGCTAGTTGGTAGCACTACTGTTAGTTCTGGTATAGATACATTTTTTGAATTGATTTAATTATGGCAAACAAAGAAGCTTTCTTAAATGGAGATAATTTTCAGATAGCAGAACTTGTTGCTGCAAAAACAGTAATAAGAAATTCTAGAGTTGAAACACCCAGCGCAAAAATTAAATCGTACGATTTTGGAACTGTTGTAGATGCTTTATGTGAAGGTGAAATAGAAGGGTCAGCATCAGCAAGTAAAAATTTTATAACAGATAAAAATAGTGTTGCTTATAAGCATTGTTTCTTTCAAGATTTGTTTTTAAATAAAATATCGGTTTTACAACAAGATGCGAACATATTAAATCCACCAGAAACAAGCTTTAATTACAATCATAATTTAATAAATTTTGAATCAGAGGTAGGTACTGCTAACAATGCTATTCTTTTTGGTGCTCAACAACAATCTGAACCAGTAGGTACTGGTGATCTTGATAAAGAATGTACATTTCCAGCAGATGGTCAAACAAAAATAACAAGATCCGCAAGTATAGATGAAGTAACTACAGATATAGTCCAAGTAAAAGTAAAGTTTGATAATTTTTTTAAAGTAAATGCGTCTACGGGTAATAGAGAAGCTACAAGTGTAAAAATTTTAGTAAAGATTAATCCAAACAATGGCTCCGAACAATTAATAGTACCAGTAGCTGGCCAAACATTTACTGATGAAATTATTGGCAAAAGTATTAGTCCTATAAGTAGAGATATAGCTGTTGACTTAAGAAATATAAAAGACTCAAGTGGAAATATTATTTTTAATAGAAATACACCAAATCAAGCAGGTTCGTTTTTTCCTGTCGTCATAAAACTTGAAAGAGGAACTGTAGAAGGTGATGACAATACATTTAACAAGATGAGACTTGGTAAGGTGCAAAGGATTATTATGGAACCTAATAATTATCCTCATATTGCATACACATCATTAAGATTTTCGGCTGAACTTTTTGAATCAGCACCAGTTCGTTTTTTTAGAATTAGAGGAAAGCTTATAAAAATACCAGCAGAAGGCAGTGCTGTTACTGCTCAATATACGATCTCAGGAACCACAGTAACTATTGAAAAAAATAACCATGGTTTGTCAGAAAATGATTCAATTATATTTGCAACTAGCAGTGGTTCAGGTGCTCCAGGAACATATGTTATTACTAGCGTTGCAGAAAATAGTTTTACATATGAAGATTCAGATTACTCAGCTGGAGATGTGGGCTCGGCTCTATCCTGCACATATAAACCTAATCCATATGTAGATAAAGCAAATGGCAGGATAGTTTATCCTAGCAATTACACTTTTAATGGAACGTTTAAAACAGCAAAAGAATGGACAAGTGATCCAGCATGGATTTTATATGATTTATTAGTTTATCAAGCTGATAGAAATGCAGACGAACAATATGGTGCTGCATTGCCAGAAAGCCAACTTGATCCATATGCTTTTTATAAGGTAAGTAAATACTGCAATGAATTAGTGCCTGATGGGTTGGGTGGTAACGAACCAAGGTTTTCATTAAATGTAAATATACAGAATAGACGTGATGCGTTAGTAGTTATAAAAGATCTCTGTTCTATGATGCGAGTTATGCCTTTTTATCAGGAAGGTACAATAAAAATAACGCAAGATGCACCAAAAAATCTAGCAGTTCCAGGTGAAATAACTCATGATTACATTTATAATAATGCAA